AGCAAGCAGGATTTGTTTCAACTGTTGTTGGTATTGGTGCAGGTTGGTTTGGGCTTTACGTTAATAATGGTCCTAAAAGAAGCTAAACCATTGTTTCCATGGTACAGATACTAATATAAACATCAACGAAACCGTTGTCAACTTTTTTTCCAGAGAATGTTTTCTGGGTTTACACTATAGTGTAATTAGTATAATATGTCTATTATGAATCACATTGATATTAAATACGCACAACTTCTTCTCACTACAAATTTTCCAGTGCATAAAATTAAGCAACGAAATCCATTTCTTGCTTCATTAAGATGTCCAATTTGTGGTGATTCACAAAAGAACAAACGCAAGATGCGTGGATACTTTTATGTGAAGAAGGGAAAACTAAACTATCGTTGCCATAATTGCAACGCTGGTATGTCGTTCGAGAATTTTCTTAAAGACGCAAATGGAGCATTGTATAATTCTTATAGACTTGAGAAATTCAAATCTTCAGGAAGAGAAGATGTCAAGGTTGTCTCAAAGAAAAAGAATATTGTTCGATCTTCTGGATTAGATGCACTGTTTCCAAAACTTTCTTTTCTTGAAGAAGATCATCCTGCACGCGTATACATGCGTGAAAGAAAGATTCCAAAAGAATTTCTAAGTGAATTGTTTTATTGTGACAATTCACAGAAACTTCTTGAAGTACATTCATCTCTAAAAGAGAGAGTTACACCAGATAGACTTCATGATGATGGACCTCGTATTATCTTTCCAGCATATACACGCCGTGGTCGATTGATCGGGTTTACTGGTAGAGATATCAGTGGTAAAACAAACATGAGATATACAGCCTTTCGTCTTCTCGACAATTATCCTTTTGTTTACAACATTCCAAGAGTTAATCGTGCCGAGCGTATCTATGTGGTCGAGGGTGTTATTGACTCTCTCTTTCTCCCAAATTCTCTTGCAGTTGGTAATTCAAATCTATTAGCTGTATATCCAATTGTAAAAAATCGTAAAAACACAGTACTTATTTTTGACAATCAGCCACGCAATAAGCATATCGCATACACAATGGAGAAAGCTGCGGATATGGGATTTTCAATCGTTGTGTGGCCAAAGACAGATGGAAAAGACATTAATGAAATGATTATGTCTGGTATGTCTGTAAAAGATATTCTGACTCTGATAAATAAACATGCATATCATGGGCCAGAATTTTATCTCAACTTTATGAAGTGGAAAAAATATGCAACCAAGCGTGAAACTGGTAAGTTATACACAGCCAGCATGTGATGAATTATCTGGAATGAATACACTTGAGATGATTGCTTATACAGCTCGCGTCTCAAATCCTTCTAATCAGCATAATAACGAAACGGCAGAAAAGCTTGTCTCTTATTGTGCAAAAAATCAGCATTGGTCAGTCTTTGAGATGGTTGATGCAACGTTAGAAATTATTACCACAAGAGATATCGGTCGACAGATTCTTCGTCACCGATCTTTTTCTTTTCAGGAGTTCTCACAACGTTATGCTGATCCAACTAAGTCGTTGGATTTCTTGGTTCGAGAAGCTCGTTTGCAAGACAAGAAAAATCGTCAGAATAGTATTGAACTTGAAGATGGTGATGATGAGCTTATTGCTGAATGGGAACGTCTTCAAGAAGAACATGTGGAGTCTGCAAAGAGAAAATATGCATGGGCTATTGAGCATGGTATTGCTAAAGAACAAGCTCGGGCTGTGTTGCCTGAAGGTATGACCATGAGTAAGATGTATATGAAAGGTTCTCTTCGTAGTTGGATTCATTACATTCAGTTACGTAGTGGAAACGGTACTCAGAAAGAACATCGAGAAATTGCACTGATGACTGCGGATGAACTTGGAAAGATCTTTCCATATATCAATTATTGCGTACAAGGAGACTAAATGGAATATCTAGGAATCAAACTTGAGCCAAACAGAGATGCATTGATTGGAGAGGCTGGTATCACGCGTCTTAAAGAATCGTACATGAAAGAAGACGAACAGACGCCTCAAGAAAGATTTGCATTTGTATCAAAGACATTTGCTACAGATGATGATCATGCACAAAGGCTGTATGATTATTCTTCAAAGCATTGGTTGTCTTTTAGTACTCCAATTCTATCATATGGCCGTGCTAAAAAAGGCTTGCCTATTTCCTGTTATCTGAACTATATTGATGATACAGCAGAGGGATTGGTTGATACACTTAGTGAAACAAATTGGTTGTCAATGCTCGGCGGCGGTGTTGGTATTGGTTTTGGTATTCGTTCAAGTGACGATAAATCTACTGGTGTTTCAACTCATCTCAAAATGTATGATGCAAGTTCTCTTGCTTTTCGACAGGGTAAAACTCGCCGTGGATCATACGCTGTTTATTTAGATATTAGCCATCCAGACATTATTCAGTTTCTTGAAATGCGTAAACCGACTGGTGATCAGAACCTTCGCTGTCTTAATCTTCATCATGGAGTCAATATCACAGATGACTTTATGGAGCTGATTGAGAATTGTATGAAAGATCCAAACGCAGATGACAGTTGGCCATTGATTGATCCGCACTCTAAAGAAATAATAGAGACACTTAGTGCTCGTAGTCTTTGGCAAAAGATCATCGAATTGCGAATGATGACCGGAGAACCATATTTGCATTTCATTGATACATCCCGGCGCGGGTTGCCACAGTTTCTTAAAGATCAAGGATTGACAATTAATCAATCGAATTTGTGTTCAGAAATCATTCTTCCAACATCAAAAGATCGAACAGCTGTTTGCTGTCTGTCTTCTTTGAACCTTGAACACTATGATGCTTGGTCTAAGAATCCTCAGTTTATTCTTGATGTAGCTGAAATGCTTGATAATGTACTGACTGTCTTTATCAATCTTGCACCAGATACTATTAGTCGTGCTAAGTTTTCTGCCATGCGTGAGAGATCAATTGGTGTCGGTGCTCTTGGTTTTCATGCATATCTTCAAAAGAAAGGAATTCCTTTTGAGAGCGCTATGGCTAAATCTGCCAATATGAGAATCTTCAAACACATCAGAAGCAACCTCGATGAAGCTAACGAAGTTCTTGCTGAAAAGAGAGGAGAAGCTCCAGATGCAGTCGGAACCGGAAAAAGATTTTCTCATCTTATGGCAATTGCACCGAACGCTTCAAGCTCAATTATCATGGGAAATACATCACCTTCTATTGAACCGTTTAGAGCAAACGCCTACAGACAGGATACACTTTCCGGTTCTCATTTTGCAAAGAACAAATATCTCGACGAACTGATTAAAAACAAGTGTACAGAAAATACCAAATTAGATTATGATGAAATATGGTCATCTATCATTTCAAACGATGGATCTGTACAGCATTTGAAGTTTCTTTCTGACTTAGAAAAAGATATCTTCAAGACTGCCATGGAAATTGATCAAAGATGGTTGATTGAACATGCTGCTGATAGACAGCAATTCATTGATCAAGCACAGTCTGTTAATCTATTTTTTAGACCAGACACTAACATTAAGTATCTTCATGCTGTTCATTTCCTAGCTTGGAAATCTGGATTGAAGACTTTATATTATTGTCGTTCTGATAAGATTGGGAAAGCAGATAAAATTGCAAAACGAATCGAACGTGAGATTATTCAAGAGATTGATCTTACTCAGGTTGCTGATGGAGAAACCTGTTTAGCTTGTGAAGGATAAAAAATTGATGATATTGTTGATGGGCAGATAGGAGACCTTTTATAAATGTCACTGATTAACTGTAAAGGATGCAGAGCAAGATTTAATCCAGAGTATGCTTGGAAAAGAGGATATATAAATGGTAACGACACATCCACAGAACCTGATATGATCGTTACGTCGAGAATTAAGCCTGGGCAATGTCCAGTATGTGGTACAATAAATTTAGAGGAAGAAGAATGTTTGAAGCAGAAAATAAGCTAATTTGTCCAAAATGCGGCAAAAACAGTGGCGATGATTGGACACAATGTGTTGGCGGTTGCCCAATGAAACCATCTCCTTATTACAACGAAGAAGTTGCCAAACAGTATGGTGATAAGAAGTTGCTAACAGAAGTGTTACCTAACGATAGAGCAACAATCAATGAAGAAGCTTAAGCTTACAGAACCACGCGAATATTTCAAACCGTTTCAATATCCAGAATTCTACGACATCTGGCTCAAGCATGAGCAATCTCACTGGTTGCATACGGAAGTTCCAATGCTTGAAGATATCAAAGATTGGAAGACAAAATTATCTGTGGAGGAAAAATACTTCCTTACACAGATTTTTCGTTTCTTTACACAGTCAGATCTTGATGTTGCTGGTGGGTATGTTAAGAATTATCTCCCATATTTTCAGCAGCCCGAAATTCGTATGATGCTTCTTGGATTTGGTGCACGTGAGGCTTTACACGTTGCAGCCTATAGTCACCTCATTGAAACATTAGGGATGCCTGAGTCAACCTACAACGAATTCAATGAGTATGATGCTATGCGTCAGAAGCATGAATACTTTATGGAGAAGATTGAAAACAATGCATCCACTTTAATTAAGATCGCAGCCATCAGTGCATTTACAGAAGGTCTTGCTCTATTCAGCTCATTTATTATGCTTCTGAATTTTCCACGTCATGGAAAAATGAAAGGTATGGGGCAGATTATTACCTGGTCTATTGTTGATGAAACAATGCATACAGAAGCAATGATCAAGCTATTTCGATATCTTGTTGAAGAAAACCGCGGTGAATGGAATGACAAAACAAAAGAACAGATCTATTCCATCTGTGAAAAGATGGTTGAACTTGAAGATCAATTCATTGATTTGGCTTTTCAGATGGGTACCATTCAAGGCTTAAGAGATGATGAGGTCAAAAAATACATTCGATATATCGCAGATCGCCGTCTGATTAGTATGGGTCTCAAAGGTATCTTCAAAGTCAAAAGAAATCCACTACCTTGGGTGGAAACTCTTATCAATGCTCCGATTCATACTAATTTCTTTGAGAATCGAGCAACAGATTATGCTAAGGGAGCACTCAAAGGAAGCTGGGAGGAAGTATGGGCGCAGTAAGCGATACAATCATCTGTCCAAAGTGTATTGAAGAATCAACCATTGAATTAGAAAATGACGATTTGGAAGTAAAATTCTGTCCTATCTGTGGTTTTGAATTATCAGAGGCGGAGGACGATATTTTCTTTGATGAAGAAGAATAATCCATGGATTTTCCGTGGAGAAGAATTAAAAGACATTGACAAATATGAGGGAATGGTTTATATTATAACAAATACATTGACTGGTAAAAAATACATTGGTCGCAAATATTTCTTCTCCATAAGAAAAGTCAAAGGCAGAAAAAGAAGACAGCGTAAAGAGAGCGATTGGAGAGACTATTATGGCTCATCTAAGACTCTCTTAGAAGACGTTGAGCAGTACGGTAAAGAAAATTTCAAGAGAGAAGTTATTTCTCTCCATAAGACAAGAGGAGACTGCAACTACGAAGAGGTTCGTCAGCAGTTCTTTCATAATGTATTAGAAGAGGACAATTATTATAATGACAATATCAACGGAAAGTGGCACAGAAAACCAGAGCATATTTCACAGGCTCGGTTGTATGCGAATTCCTCTGTTCACCCGGTTTTTATGTCAGAACGGATTAGATCTTAATGATGATCAGCTTTTTTCTATTAAGAAAAACGAACTGCAATTTCTAGATCCAAATTCTACACCATATCAACGTGAATGCAATCTTCAAAATATTTCCTTTCTTTTAAATTATACAGAAGATGAAGAAGAATATGTTAGACTCACCTCAAACTATAAAAACATAGACGGTGTTGTCTATACGAAAGAAAAACTTGAAAACGGTCTTCATGTTTTTCGTATGATCTTTTCTTATTATGCTTCAATTATCCGATCACATACAAGTGTGTTCTCTAATAAGTATCATACTCTTGGATATGTTCAAATCAATAATGTTCTAGAAAAGTATCTAACGCAAGTTGCAGATCTCTCAATTTCAAGAGTTGACAAATTTTCAGTCAATAAGCAACCTTTCAATCGGCCCACACCCGATGGGCATCTTCTTATGATCTATGATCTAATTAAGTTGTATGTCTGTAATGCTACCGGTCTGCAACGAGCAGATGGAGCAGAAAAATTGTTTTATGAAAACATCTTTTTACAGAGAATTGAAAACAAACCAGACGACAACGATATTCAAAAGGTTTTCCATTCTGATATTTTCTTCCCTGCTGTAAAGTTCTGGTATTTTCCAAATGATGTAGAAGAAGGTGCATTCGAGTATGTTCCATGTTCCGTTGATCTTATGGAAAGTCCAGAGATTATTGATTGGCATTATAAACAGTCATTAAATGCTTTTGATAAAAACTATGAAGACTGGCGTGCCGCCGGTCATCATGAAGGAAGTTTAAGAATCAATGAAAGTGAAATTGGAAAACTTGGATTGTCGCCACAGAAAATGAAAGTCAAAGCAAACACTCTTATCATTGCAAATGTCTTCGGTTTTCATCGTCGAGGTGACGTAACAGAAACAACATATCGTGATGCTATTCATGGCTCAATTCGTATTCCTTATCCTATGCAGACCTTTTGATAATGCAAGATTATAAATCATTTCGACAAGAATGGATTCCAAACCAAATTCAAAAGCTCAGTTCTAAAGAGGCTATTCTTGATGTTGGTGCTGGACCGATGCCTTATAAGTCTATTTGTGAAGCTCATGGTTTAGAATATATAAGTCTTGATTTTGGCGAATATGATGTAGATATAAAGCATGATCTAACACAACCTTTGCCTTTTAATGATAGAAGTATGGAAAATATTCTACTGACTGAAGTTTTAGAACACATACCAAATCCGGTTGACTTACTTAAAGAGCTTGTTAGAATAACAGACTATAAAGGTAAGTTTATTATTACGTGCCCAATGAAATGTGACCGTCATCAAGAACCTTATATCTATTCAACTGGATACTTTCCTGAATTTTATGAATATTGGGCCGCGGAGTTGGGTTGTGAGATTGAAGAACTTGAAGAGCACCCGCGTGGTGTTCTCACATTGTGGAGTAAGAAATGATTCTTAATGTAAGAGGTTCTCTTGGCACACAGGTGATGGAATATCTTGTTGGTCTTGCTCAGCTTCAAATGACTGGACATGAATTGGAAGAAATTCATATCAATACAAAAGACACAGCAGATCATTCTAAGGTTGACTATCTCAGTCAAATCTTTGATCTCGGGGTTCCAGTACAGTTTGTAGATGATACAAAAAAGGTTGGGTGTTTTAAGAAAGAAAATCTTGAGATTCTCATAAAATATTTTTCGGATGTAAAGAAAGAAGCATTGTGGCGAATGAAAAGAGATTTTCTTTTTCGATCCAGTCATTTGTTGTTTCATTATCGCAATGGCGATCGTAAATGTCTTCCAGATAGTTTTTATAGGCAACTTTGGAGCATCTATTTTCATGACTTTCAAGATGATGCTTTGTTTATTGGAAACGATCATCAGAGAATTGAAGAACTATATTATCCAATGTACAAAAATAATCTTCTAAAGTCTAATTCTCCAGTTGCAGATTGGTATTCTTGTATGTATTCAGATTTGGTTATTGGTGGTTTTTCTATGTTTACTATTTCTGCTGCAGTTTTAGGGCGGAATCGGACAAAGATTTATATAAACAAAGATAATCCTGTCGTTTCAGAAAGTGATATTATTTCTCTACGATATCTTTCTGATAGTTTTAATATTACCACAATCGAGGTCAATGAAAATGAAATATGAACTTGCAACAGACACATGGGGAAAAGAAGAACTAAAAGCTGGTATTGATGTACTTCTCAGTGGTCAATACACTATGGGTGAAAAAGTAGAGAAATATGAGGACGCATTTGCGACATATGTAGGAGCAGATTATGGTGTCATGACGAATAGTGGATCATCTGCTAATCTCATTATGATTTCCACAATGGTACAAATGGGATTACTTCAACCCGGCGATGAAGTTATTGTTCCTGCTGTCAGTTGGTCAACTACGTATTTTCCTCTCGTACAATATGGTCTTATTCCAGTGTTTGTAGATGT